CTGCCAGTCTTTACCGGGGCGTAGCGTTTCGCGCCTTCGACGATCACCTCGGCCGCTTTGAGGTGCGTCGGTTTCATTTCGGTTTTCAGATCGTCCGACACGGCGCGAAGAGCCGCTTGGGTCTCTTTGAGGCCTTCGATTTGGATCTTGCCGCCGCGACCCTTTTCGACGCGGTAGCCGTAGACGCCGCTAGCCATTCGGAACCTCCAAGTCGGCGAGGGCTTCCCAGTCGTTTTTAGGTTTCGGGATGAGATGTCGGATCATGGCGGCGAGTATCGGGTCGGGGGTTTCGAGGAGTGCCGTCGGTGCGATGCCGGTCCTAATTGCTAGGAGGGCATAGAGTTCGGCGGCTGCTCCTCCAGCGTAGGGTTTCCCGAGTCGTCCCCTTTGCCGTATTGGATGCTCGAAATGTTGTCGATCCACTTGTCGAACACTTCGCCGAGACCGACCGCGCCCGCTTTGAGGGCCGCGTAGTACGCGAGCCGATAGTGGTGGTGTTTCGGCGCGGGGACTTTGTCGTCCCACAATGCGTCAAATGTGCCGGTTTCCTTGTCGGTTTCGTAGGCGTATTCAACCGACGGCCATACGGGGAATGTTCCCTCGCGGCCGTCCCTGTGCCGGACGGTTACGAGAAGCATGGGTTAGGCGACTGCTTTAGCGAGCGATCCGCCGGTGAACGAAACCGACATGGTCGCGAGGTCGCCGACCGAACCGGCGACGGGCTGTGTCGCGGCGAGGAAAGCGTCGGTGATCGTGTAGGACGGGTTCGTTGCGCCAACCGCGGCCGAGGTCGGCTTTACGACGACCGTCGTCGTTGCACCGACGAGCGCGTCGAGGGTCGCGGCGACCTGCGAAGCGGCGAAGTCTTGGTTGAAAGTGACGTCAAGGGAGATGTTTTGCAGGCCGCCGGTGAACTTGTGTCCGGTGGCTCCCATCGCGGTCACTTCGACCGAATCCTTCTCGTAGTTGAGGGTTACGGATGTGACGTAGTCGGACAGATCCACCGAGTTAACGGTTACGGATGCGTCGGTGAGGACAAAAACGGCCACGGGTTACTCCTTTTCGGCCTTTTGGGTTTTGGGTTGGGTTTCGCCGGTAATGTGGCCGGCCTCCACGAGTGCGGCAATGTCGCATCCGTTGAGTTCTTCGTCGGTGATCGTGTCGCCGGCCTTCTTGCCTGCGATACGGTCCGAAACGATCTTGTAACTAGCCATAGGCTTCTACCTCGTATTCGTAGGCGAAAAAGTCCACGCCGCCCATCGTAATAGAGATCGGGGTCGCGGTCGTGACTCTCACGGTTGAGCAGGATCCGTTTAGGTTTCCGCCGGCTTCGAGTGCTGTTTTCACGGACCCGGATCCCGACCCGGCGAGAAGAGAGTCGAGGGTTTCTTGGCCGGAGCGTTCCGCCATGCGTGAAACGACGACGTAGACCGAGAACGTGGCGCGGTCAAGGCCGCGTTGCATCGCTTCGTCCCATTCGAGGGAGACGTTCCCGACGATCGCCGAAGGGGTTGGGGGTGCGGTGTCCGGGACGTAGTCGTAGATCGTGCGAAACGTCGAAACGGTGTCGAGTTGGGTTTGTGCGCCGGCGCGGAGCGCCGAGATCGTGATCGTCACCCGACGACCTCGCGACGGTAGGCGCGGACCATCGCCGAAATGTCGCGGCCGAGGGGACTCATGCGGATAGCGCCCATTTCGGAGAGGCCGAGAACGCCACCTACCGAGTCTTTGCGCTTGTAGAGGTCGGCGGAGAGGATTAGTGCGGCTTCGACGATGTCGTCGGGGACGGACGGCCATCCCCACCGGGCGGTCACTTTGACGCCGGGACGGTAGTTCCACGGGTAGGGGAAGTATTGCGGGCCGATCGCCGTGAGAAGCGTGTACGGGCGGCCGGTGGCGGCGGCGTTAAATGGTTCGACGATGAAGTCCGTGTCATAAACCATCGGTGTCGGATAGGTGTTACCGCCGGAGGTGTCGACGGCGACCGTAAGACTTGAAGTGGTCGAGATGTCGTCGACGAGGAGCGACACGGGCGAAACGGCGCGGTAGTAGCGGGCGGTCGCGGTTGAGTCTTGGTAGAAGTAGCGTCCCGCGATCCGGTCGATCGACCGCGAGGCCGACTCAACGATCTGCTCCAAAAGGGTGTCGTCGACCGTGTCGGCGACAGGGATACCGAGATAACCCTTCACCTGCGTAAGCGTGACGTAACCGTTCGTAATGGTCACTTCTTCGACGCCTTTCGTGCCGCTTTCTTCACGGGTTTAGGTGTGGCGGTCTCCTCGGGAGGCACAGTCGACGAGTCGAGCGCCGAGAGGTACTCGGAAACATCGCTCCCGAGGAGAACCATTTGGTCGACGACTTGCCGAGCGCGATCGAGGCGGCCGCGGCGAATGTAGCCGTCGAGTTCGCGTCGTAGTGCTGCGACGATGAGGTCTTTCATGGGGTGAGTATCCCCGGGGCCATGCTCCCCGGGGACAGTCGTCAGGCCCAGTTAGCCGTAATGAGGCCGGTTCCGGTGATCGCCGAGAACGCCGTCGGGTACTTGCCGGCGGTGTACGCCGAGAAGCCGAAGACGACGGTACGGATGGCGATGTTGCCGTCGGGCTGCTCGAACCGGACGTACAGCGGGTTCCCGCCCTGATCTTCCCAGATGTACGACTCGCGGAAGTCGCCGACGATGACCGCGGTCTCGTTCGTGCCGGTTCCGAGGTTCGTCGGGACGTTCGCGTCAGCGACAACGGGGATGCCGAGGATCTGCAGGCCGCCGAGGTCGTAGCCGGGACGGTCGAAGGTTCCGGGCGCGTTGAACGGGTTGCCGGCGGTCGCGTTGAAGATCGGCCGGTTGGTCGTGTCGAGAGCGCGGAGCCAGCATCCGATGAGCGACGGGTGCGCGACGATGTGCGTCGCGTGACCGTAGAAGTCGGAAGAAATGTCCGAGATCGCTTCCACCAACTTGGGGAAGAATTCGGCCCAAGTCGGGTTCGCGTCGGTGTATGTCACCGAACCGATTCCCGAGGTGTTGAGGATGCCGCGGTGTTCGCCGCTCGAACCCGAACCGTTAACGGCGAGGCCGTCCAACTTGGTCTGGTAGGAGCGAACTGCGTCGCCGAGCAACTGCGTCTCGACGCCAGTACCGCGAAGAACGGCCTGCTTCGAGATGTCGAACATCGACGCGACGGTGTTCACGTTCACGGTGAGGAGCGTGTCATCGGGCGAAGACTCGGTCGGTGCGGTGTTCTCCGAAGCCTGAACGTACGAGGTAATGCCCGTCGTGAGGCGGCCGATGTTGACCGTCATACCCTGCGCCGGGAGCGCGGCGTTCGTCGAGATGTCGAGCGTCGGGCGGCCTGCGCGGCGGAGCGGCGCGAACTGGTCGACGAGGTACTGGGGGATGACCAAGCCGGCGAAGTTGCTCGAACCCGAGTCGCGCTTCTCCAAGCGGACCTCGTTCTGGTAGCGGGCGATACGCTCGCGGGCCTCGTACGAACCGCCGAACTCGGCGGCCATAGCGTCGGCGAGGAAGTCATTCGCGCTACGAGCGTGATAGGTCGGCTCTTCGGCGGTGACGCGGTAGCCGCCGCGGGTTTCGGCCGGCTTGTCGCCGTCAACCTTCGCAACGATTTCGGCGTGGGCCGCGTTGCGGGATTCGATGTCGGCGATCTGCGCGATGCGCTCGTCGAGTTTCTCGACTTCCAACTTCAGGGCCTGAATGTTGGCAAGTTCGATTTCGGTGATGTCGCGATCCTCTTCCGCTGCGCGGGCGAGGGTTGCGTCGATGAGGGAAGTCTTAGCGGACCGCTTTTCGGTCAACTGCGACAGGAAGGCGTTAGCCACGGTTTTCTCCTTGTGGGGACGTTTCGGTTTTGGGATGCCGAGGTGTCGTCCGTCCCGGTGAGAGGTGTCGCGGTGCGAGGTGTCTTCTTCCGGTCGTCGAGGTGTCGTTATTGAGAAGAATAACGTGCGGCGCGGAGTTGCGCGAGTATTTCTTCGACCTCTTGGCGGCGGGTACGCGGAGCGGGTTCGTCGTCGTCGATCGGTGTTACGTCTTCGCCGCGGTCCTCCATGTCGCGGATCTGGTCCTCGACCCACGCCTTACCGGGGTCGCCTCCCCACAACGCCCACGCGATCCGACCCGCCGACGGGTAACCCGGTTCCCCCGGGGAGAAGCCTTCGCCGTCCTTGTCGACCTCATGGCGGGCGAAATAGGACCGCATCCGGCGGATCGTCGACGGCGACAGAGTGCGACCGTTCACGATGTCGCGGGCGCGAGCCACGCCGATTTCGGTTCCGCCGCGGCTGTACTCTTGCCGCCATTCGAGGCCGCG